CTCATTATCTCCGGGTAAAAAGGCTCAGTCGTCGCAAGATTGTGCAACAGAGCTTCACCGGCATTCAAGGCGTTGTCGTTAAAGATATCACGAATCCACCTGTTCTTAGTGCAGTCCATGATTCGTTCCGCAACTGCGTCTTTGACCAACCGTTTTAGATCTTTGGGTCTCTGGATGGGGATTGAGTGTGGGTCCAGGATGAGCTGGGTTAAGTCCGGATTTCGCGGAGTGTAGGCTCCGTTGACTATGCGTTGAAGATCTCTGCCGAGCTCTGGCACAGTACGAGCCAGCCGAGTTACTGCGACTAGGTCCCATGTTAAGTCATCCACTTCGCCCTTGAGGAAGAACCTCGACCAAGCCATGATCGGTAATCCGCCAAGGGATCCCGGGAGCAAGAGAGTGAAAATTGTCGTTGCAGGGTCCATTAGGATCTGATTAAGCGCTGCTCGCTCAATCATGTAGTTTTCTGAACTATATCGATATGAGAAGAATCTCAGCGTTTGGAAGGTCTTCCAGTAAATGGCCCGAGGTGTGTCGTACACACTATCCGCACACGCCATGCTACAAGCACTGATGGCGGCAATTTCCGTACTAAGGGAGGGCATGTCGATCTCTTCACGCTTGAATGTCCGAGAGGCGAACTTGAGGTTGTAGAGCACATGATTGCCTTCAACGTATATGTCCTTACTGTACGTTAGCACAGTAGACGAATCAATGCACTCATCTGGCTTTACTTCGTGATTCAGCAACGAACACCGGAGTTCCATGACCGCCAAGAGTCTACGCAGTTGGTCGGCTGTGGAGTAAGTCGGATGAGATGAGAATGTGAGAGCGAACACTTGATTGTCTCCCTGTCCAGCCATCATGAAAGACACGTTTTGATCGTGGAGTACCCAGTACATCATGGCAATCGTGCAAAGTGTCCATAGCGCTTGCTGAATCCCTTCAAATCCTCCCAAATGCTTGCCGCGATACAGTAGATCCGACTCTGGCCACTCAGTTACGGGACGACCAGGAATTGCACCAAGAGGTAACTTATGTTTGTCTGTCATGACGATTGTGGCTTGTGTGAAGAAAGGATGCGCTTGGGAAAACACACCGGGAAGTCCAAATATGTCTTCTAATATGCGGCTGACTCCTCTGACAGTTTCGTCACGCCACCGTAAGTTCCAACGAGAGAAGTCCACTTCGAGCAATGTACGGTCACGGCTCTTCGCGTTTCGCACAAGATTGTAC